AATGATCACATCATCGGCAAGTGTCCACTTTCGTGTGAACGCTCGTTTGGCTAATCCGCGATGCACATATTCCACCTCATCATTGGATTCCGTGTTGGCAGAAATGGTGAGAACACCTTCTGCCAACTCAATATCTAGCTCGCCGCGTTTAAATCCAGCAACAGCAAGTTCAATACTCCAATGTTCAGTGCCATGCTTGATAATATTGTACGGGGGATAGTTGCTTGAACTATTACCCGATTCAATAGTATGCAGGCGATCCCAAAGACTATCGAATCCAATAGCCCAGGGTCCTCCCAGAGATGCAGAGTTAAAAGTATAGGTACGTGTCATAATTCCTCCTTAAGCAAATGTGTTAGTGATACCCGTTCGGCGTATCTAAGGTTTAAGTTAACTCCTAACACCCCTACAGTCAAGTCGTTATTTCTTTTTTCCAATATTATATTTAGTGACCAAACTCCATAAATGTTTTTCACCAAATGACAACACCTTTATTTGTGACAATGGTGCTGTATCTTCGCATACATCTGGATCCACCAGGTCAATTAATCCCCAATCTTCAAGAAGATGCGCCACGGTGTTCCGTCTCTGTAAATCATTTTCTGATAAATCGGCATGCTTACCATCTAATGCAAACAATTCTTTGAAATGAACGATGAAATATCGTCCTTGTTTGTGCAAGATGTGACAACTTTGATATAGTGTTTGATCCTTGCGTGACGCCACGCCAATGCGCGTCAATGTTTCACGCACCTTTAAAAAATCATCTTGATTCACTAATGTAATTTCTACGGGGTTATATCCTGGTATAGAAGGGATATGTATCAAATCATGTGCCATTTTTTAATCCACCTGGATTCAATCGTTCCTTAATAGTGTGAATGTTTTCAGGCGTCAAGATACGTAAGGCTTGCTGGGCTTTCTCAGTATTGTATTTATAATACTGCTTCACCACCTCAAGGTCTTCAATTTTATCAGCCTTCAACCATTTGTTATACCTCTTACGAGGTCTAATGGTATTTATACTATTAAGAAAATCAAACTGGAGTTTTTTATCCAGATGGGGACGACTATTCATTTCATTTGCTGCAATCACCGTATCAGCACCGAAACTTAAACTTTTATTGATCACATATGCGTTATACTGCTTCTCACTCCATTCATCAACAATCAATTGTTCTTTTGAGTAGTGAATACTATTCACGAAATCAAAAGGACTAATTTTTGGTGTTTTATACACTTCAACAACAGATTCCTCAACCAGTTCTCCATCAAGATTCATCATGGCTATTCCTTGAATGAACACGCTGCCATAATCTCAGTTAGACAGGCTACAAGATTGATTTCTGCATCAGCAACGAATGCCGCCTTGTACTGATAATCTGCAAGTAGTAACACCAACTGTGGGACTTGCACCACTTCAGGCAAGAGAAAATCATACAGCTTTCGAAACAGCACATTTGGATCATTATCAAGATTGTTCACCACCCAATTGCGCATCTTTTTGAAATCTTTCTCCCGCAATGATGCCAACAATTCCTTGATGTTATCGTCGGAAATGCTACTGAGAATACCCGCATCAATTACTCCTGATGACGAATACCGCTGAAGTTCATTGAGAACACGGCGATAATCCGGGAAGTGTTTGTTCAACAATTCAGCAACCACTTTATTGTCAAATGTGACATTTTCTGCTGTTAGAATTTCTTGAAGGCGCTTGAAAAACTTTGCTGCCACAACAGGACGATCTTCCTTGTTCAATTTGAAATCAATAACAGTGGTGCGACTATGAAGCGGAGGAATGATTCGATTCTTGTAATTACATGTAAAGATGAATCGACAATTCTTACTGAATTCTTCAATGAATCCACGAAGGGCAGGTTGTGTGGAATTGGGATTCAGATAATCCGCCTCGTCAAGAATCACAACTTTGATTTTACCTGCCAGAGAAACTGTGCTGGCAAAATCCTTGATCTTGGTTCTCAATACATCAATACCTGATTCCTCAGATCCGTTGATAACAATGTAATCACACCCCAATTCTTCACACAGGGCACGAGCAATTGTTGTCTTGCCTGTGCCCGCTGTACCAGACAACAGCATGTTAGGGATATTATCTTGATTCACAAACTCCTGGAATGTATTCTTCAACTCCACCGGAAGAATACAATCAGAAATTGTCCGCGGACGCCACTTCTCAACCCAAAGAAACTGCTCACGATTTCCTTCCATAAATTACACCTTTGATGTGGAGTCGGCAGCAATAAGATATGTTAAATCTGAATTGGATGATTCAAAGAAAAACACCAACACTTTACCAGACTTGGCAATGGCGTTGGACACCCGTACGGTGTAATCACCTGGCACCACCTTGAAACTATCAATTGCCATCTTCACATTGAATGATTGTTCTGAATCTCCCAGTGCCTTTTTATATGAATGTGAAGTGGAATTCTTGGGATCATTGATACTCAACATCACCTTGCCATTATCCGACACGATGTTCAACATGGTTGCTGATACAATGCTAGCCGTTTTCACAATGGTGTTGATGTCAGTTGCTGTCATTTTAAATACATACACATCTTCCATCTGCGGCGGCTGTTCGTTAGGGGCAGTCACCAACGATTCATCAGCATAGAAGTATTCAATTTCTCCCCCATTTTCAGAATGAATCACCAAACTCTTTTCCCGGAAATCCACATCAGGATTCTGTGACACGGAAATCAAAGAAAGAAGCTGATTTAAATCATAAATGGCAAACTGTCGAGGAAATGTTTCTTCCACAATGGCACGTGCCTGAATACTATTCACAACATTGCGTGTTGCCAATTTGTTTCCTTGCTTAACCAGCAAGTTGCTGCTAATCTGAGCGAAACTCTGTAGCAGAGACAAGGTCTTGGAACTAATTTTCATCGTTTAAATTCTCCTCAAAAGGTAAATAACTATCGTGAACATGTAGTAACATAATACTGTAATGAATGATTTTCAAGATGTCATCACGATTATGTCCATTCTTTTTCCCGTATCGCTGTGCATACTTCATGATGTTACCAACTGTGAATCCCACACCATGCCCATTATCAAAAATGAATTCTGATGCCTGAAACTTCGTGCGTGAATAATGTTGACCGTAGGTGGTATCCACATATTCCTTTAACTCACGCAGTATTCTATCCTCAGAATACCGATAATCAATCATGGATGTGTCACCACAGGATACTGCCCACCTTCAACGTCGGACAAGGTGCGATACCAGCCATCACAGTTACGGAGCTTGCCTGCCGCGCCTGACACCTCACAAATGGTAAAGCTACGCTGTTCTACATCTATGATTTTCTTATCCAATACAACATGCATTGCATCAGTATAGATACGCAATCCACCCCATTTTTCCTTCACCTGAATGATCTTCACAGACGTTTTCATTGTGGCCATGAAATCAAACACTTCATTCACCAATGATGCCCATCCATCACCCACCGACTGCAAGGCAAGTTCCCGATCATAACCTTCATGAATGACATACGTTGGATATCGCGGACTTACATTTTTCATATCAGTTATTCCTCAATTAAATCTTCAACAATGGAATCCGGAATATCCATCATCCGGAACGGACCCTTCATATCAACACGCGATTTTGTTTTTTGTTCTGCGTGCTCCCACATACCACGTAAATATGCTTTCTTTAACATAACAAGCAATTCAGATTTTGTCAAGTGTTTCATCTTTATCTAATCCGTGTTCGTAAAAATAATATACTACTGCATCATCAAATGCCTTTTCAGTAAACGTCAATCCAACCATCAAGGTTTTAAATGCCTCAAACACGGTGTTGGCTTCACAGTCCTTGGGTAGTTCAACGCTCACCTTTCTGTTATATGCACTTGCCGTCAAGGTCAATTCTTTATATTTGTCAATTCCATACATGATGTTTAACTCTCCTGTTAAAAGGAAGAAGGAACTGTTTCCTCCGCTTCATTCTCTGCTGATGGCATCTCCACCCCTGCATCCACCTTGGTGTACAGATCCAAGAAACTGGTCTTGGTGTCCTCATCAAATCGTGCGATACAGAGATTGATGGCCTTCAAGCGATCATTGAACATGGCGAAGGCGTTCACGATATGTGCAAGTCGGCGAGTGGAGATAAGATCGTCAATGGCACCTTCCTTGAACGTCTTGCGAATGATGTCTGACCACATCACCAGTTTGTCAGCGAAATCTTCATCCACCTTTTCCACGCGCTGCATCTTCTTCATGATGATCTTCTTTTCCACCTTCAGTGACGGATATTCCTGTTCGATGGTGATGGCAAAGCGCTCAAGAAAGGCA